GTGTCCTTTAACTGCACTTCCATAAATCTTCTGTTTAAGTTTGTGAAGCTCAGCTTTTGCATTAACTTCCTCTTGCCAAGTGAAGGCTTCCCGCTGGATATTCTCCTCTAACTCAAGCTCTTTCTTCTCAAGTTCGTTCAGGTCCTTTCGAAACTTAACCTCAATTGAGCCCCACCTCTCCTCATTTTTAGTCCGTTTGAGTATTGAGAGGCAGGCTCGGAGCCTTCTCTCACCAGCTATTAACCTGTTCTTGTCATCTATTACAATTGGGTGGATTAAACCATAGGTCATAATAGATTGGGCAAGTTTGTCTACTCCCTCAAACTTCTTTCTAAACCTACTTCCTACTTGGATTTCGGTTATTTTAATTTTGGGCATCACTCCTCCAATATTTTAATTTTGGTGAATTTGAGTCCTATTGCTTCTTTGTGAGTCATTGTCTTTCCGTCTACTACTACTATTCGTGAGCTAGGTAGACCCTTTATTGGGTTTAGTTTCTTATCTTTATCTACTGATATCATAAAGGGCGGCTGGTCTGGTTTAAGCTCTGGTTGGATTACTACGGGTTTAGTTGGCTCTGGTTTAATCTTATCATCTTTTCCACAGAGGTGCGTAATGTCAATTGTGTCCTTTCCCTCAAGTCCACTGATTATCTCATCAAGCATGAGCTTAGCACAGTCTGCTTTAATCTCAAGCTCGTGTATGTCCTTGGTGGTGTTAAGCATCTTACTTACTGCTCTAAGCATGTTTATTATCATAAGTCCTCCTTGTAATTTCAATTATTGAACTTATCAGATAAGGTAGAGGAGGGCTGCCTTGGTAGGAGTGAAAAATGTAAAGAACCCCCTTAGCATTTAACCAGGAGTGGGCACCCCCCTCTATGTAGACTACCTTACTATCTTCTTTATGTCGTTTGAGAAAACTCCCTCATACTCTTTAACACTAAGAGCTGCATCCAGCTCCAGCCCTTTTGTGTCTTCAGTGTCGAAGTCTCCCCAGGTTAGACCTAATCCCTCACAAATCTCCCTCAACCTGAATTGAGCATTACCTTCAGGTTTTAGGGTAGTGTTCTCGAATACATGCCCTGGTTTCAACTTGTCGTCAGTTGCTTTCACGTTAGGGTCTGCAAACTCGAACTCCCACTTTACATAAGGGTAGTTCTTACCTTCTGCTATTGAGCAATTTACTACTCTCAACCTGTAACTACCAGCTTCGGCATAACCAAAGCCGCCAGTCTCAGCATTAGGATTTACCGTGACTTTCATCAGCTTTACCTCCTTTCTTTTGGATTTTGTGTTCTTTAAGCCAAGCATCACGCTTAGCCTTTTTGTGCTGCTTTTGAAGAACCTCCATTGTCATTTCGATGTCAGTGAGACCTGGTGTGTATCTTTTACTCTTCTTCATCACTTTCCCCTTCTACCTCTACATAAGATATTGTTGATATACTATAGGTATATGTGTCTTCCATTACCTCCCTCCATAAAGTTTACTGAAGTCAGATGGAACTATCATGGGTATGTCTCTTGATGTTCTACAAGACCTCATACTGTCACCAACAGTTAACATCTCATAAGTAACCTTATCTCCTCTTACAGTTTTACGGAGCCAATACACCTCCTCAAACCCAACCCCTATCTTATCCTTCATTTGACCATCAATTAAGGGAAGGTAAGAAATCCTCCCAGTCAACTCATCTTTATCTGCTCTCTCATGACAGATGAAGATTACGTTACACTTAAGTCTAAGGAGTGTATTATTAACTGTTTCATAGTTGGTAAGGGCTACACCATAGAGAGGGAGGGTCATAGTAGATGTTGAATTAGCCGCCATTAAGAGTCTTTTAAGATGCTCATTCATGGAGGTATAGCTGTCTAATACCACGGTTTTAATCTTTATCTTCTTGCCCTCCCTTTCAATAGTGCAATCATTATCAACAAGAGTTTGTATCATCTCAGCCAATCTCATATAACCCTTAGGTTTAGCCATGGTTACACGAGACCCTGGCTTAGGGTCTAATCCCGCTAACCTAACAAGAGTTAGTTCTGAAAGAGGGTCATCAATAGCCCATTGGATAATATCCCCCTTCTCTAACTTCCCTGAGATATTGTGCATCTTGTGAAGCTTGTTATCCACGTCTAAAAATAGAACGGGACCAGGTGCAGTTGAAGCGGCTGTGGTTTTACCACTCCCTGGTGGTCCTATCAGTAGACAACTGAAGATTTTCTCCATTATTTACCCTCCAATTTGTCTTTAGTTAACCAAAGGTGTATTTTACCATCTATCCTTGCTCTTCTAACATAACCAACGCCTAGTTGTCCAGCAAACTTTCTTAATAAGTATACGTTCCCTTGCTTAATCTCATCCTCATCAAAAACTATAGACTTGGTTGAGTCCAACACTTTTAAGGCGTTTAATACAGTCTCGTAAGGGAACTTACAACTTCTAGTAATAGATGGTCTGTCAGCTGTCTTAAAGTTAATCATGTTTTTCATTTCTTCACCTCCTCTACCTCTTTAAACGGTTCCCATTTTTCCACTTTATACTCCCTCTCAATAACCCGATGGTCCTCCCCATACATGCAGAGTGTCTTAAAAGGGCATTCAGAGTTGTAACTATAACATTGGTCCTTTCTTTCACACTCATAGAACTCATTCTCTTTCTCACACCAAAGAATATCCCTAATATACCTCTGAACATTAAGCTTAAACCTCTCCCTGAGTTGGGTAGTCCTGGTCTTAGGGTCTCGGTAGAAGTGTTCCTCAGCCTTCTTGGTCTTCTCAGTTACCCTCTTAGTTTCCTTCCAGGGTTGAAGAGCATTAACTACGCAGCCAAAGCATTTCTCCCCGAAGTAAGCTTCTGCGCACAGGATATACCCAGTTATTTGGAAGTCAAGGTCAAACTGTTTGAAGTAGTTGAAGTTAAGGACAGATGCTGTTTTATGCTCAACTATCCAAAGCTCCTTTCCCCATCTAACTGGTAAGTCTATCCTCCCTGCATAGAGTATATCTCCTATAGGATAAACGAAGCCTATCTCGGGCTTAGCCGCCAGTGTAAAAGGCTCCTTAGCATACACCTTTGCATACCATCTTAAAAGCTTCTCCCCATTTTCCTGAGTTCTAAGGCTATCACCTTCCCTATCTTTGTAGGTTTCCCTGAAAATCGCAATAGCTTTATCCATGCTATTGGAATTATACCACATCTCTAGGGCTTTGTGAATAGCCCCTCCAAATTCTAACGGAGCACTGGTCACCTTAGGGGTTAGGTGCCTAACCATCCTATAATAGTACTTCTTCCGACATTCGAGAAAAGTACTAAGCATTGTGTAATCCCAGACTCTCTCCATCGCTTCTCCTTTCTACATTTTTACTAGTTTAAATACTACGATGTTCCTTACATCTTTCCTAGCCTTTAGCTTCTTAACTATAGCTAAAGCCTTCTCCTTAGTGTTAGCAAAATATACTGGGTCTGATTCTACTTCGTAGAATATTGCATACTTTGCTTTTTTAGGGTTACCACGTATTACATCAATGCTCATTTTTGCCCGTGCCCGTGTGTCATTACCCCAATAACCGAAACATGCCATCTCAATTCACCCCCTTCCCCTTAATCTCAACTGAACAGTGCCCCCACTCTTGAAACCTATTAAACTTCACCTTTACATCACATGGGTTGCACACCCCATATTCTTCACATCTTCTAAACCCTCTAATTAACTTAACCTTATCATTTAATATGTGACCCATTGGGTTAATATCATTGTAGAGGTCATGATGACATCTAAAAATAAAACCAGAGGGGTTTATCAAGAGCTCAGAAGGCTTACACTTAACAGTTAGTTTTCTAAGTTTAGTGCAAGCATTTTGATATTTGTAAGTGTTCTTCTCCCAACCAGTGCTTAAAAACCTTTTAGTTCTAAAGTCTATGCCCCTCTCCTTACACATCCTAATCATAGACCTGTTAGTGTTCATAAACATAATATTATCAAATCCCCAGATGCCCACCTTATACCCCATCTTTTGAAGGGTGTGAACCTTGCTAACCATCTCAGCTTGATTGGTTTTTTTGTGTAGGCTAAACCTAATACTGGCATATTTAGCTCTTCTTTTAAATACGTAAGGGTCAACTCTACTTACGAACTCATCCAGGTTAAACATACCATTAGTTACTAGGTCTAACCCTATCCCCTTACGATATAAACCATCTACTATGGTATAAAATTGTGGGTGGATAGTCGGCTCTCCTCCTTGGAGAGTAAGAGGTAGGTCTGCTCTGTTCTGTATGCGAGCCAAACCATCTATCCACCCCGTAGCTCCTAACTCCTCCGTCTTAACGAGCCTGTCGAACCTATTGATACAGTAGGTGCAAGCCATGTTACACCGAAAAGTTAAGAAAACTCCTACGTAGTTATAAGTTTTGGGTAGTGTGATTGGTCTCATATAAGTCCTTTTCTTCTATTACCAAAGTTGGTAATGGTGAGATAAACATACTGTTGTAGAGGCTTTGTATTCTCTCAGGTTTTACTAATCGGACGGTTGTGATGTGGGGCTCAAACACGTTGGTGAAGTCATGGTTGTGTTGAAGACCTACATCAAATTTGCCATCCTGGGAACCAATTATCGCTCTGATTAGGATTGGAAGAGTGAATTGCCCACCACTCATCTTCGGCACTAGAGCCATGTGGTTTATAATTGCATCGGCGGCTATTAGCATGAAGTCCATTCTTTGGAACACCACTATAGGTTTGTAGCCTTGCATCGCAAGACCTATTGCAGCCCCTGCAATTAAGTTTTCGCAGATGGGCATCTCTAAGCATTTTTTCGCATTTACTTTGGTCATGGTGCCATATATATCTCCTGCGTTTTTTAACCCTTCTCCGAGGAACACGGTCTTTGGTTGTTCTCCTAGCCATGTCATCACCTCCGTTAGTTCTTGTTTATAGGTCATATTATCTCCTTTATTTTCTCTTTTTTATATTCATAGCCGCACAAAGGGCATTTTTCGTGTTGAATGCCAAACTCTGCATGGCAGTTACCACATGTTACTTCAACTTTTACAATCCCTAATCTAATTAGGTCTTTAAGTTTCATTAGTTTGTTTTTGCCTTATGCTGTCAAGCACCTCCCATGTAGTGGGTTTATCAAGCCGCTTTAGAAATCGTATTTACCTTTCCAAAGGATAAAACCCTTGGTGCCATAGAAATAACAATTTCCATAAGAAACCATATTCCTTTACTTTCATAACTACCTCCTTTTTCTAACTACAATTTTAACACCCCATCCCTTCTACTGTTGCCTGTTTTATTATATCTTCTTGGGGGACACTTACATAGTGATGTTTACAAATCCAGACCTTCTTCCCATTGTGTTCTACCACCTGAAAATCTTTGGTAATGGGTTTCTTGCAGATAGGGCACTGACCCTTATCTACTCTACTAGATACAATGTTATTACATTGAGACATGTGCACCTACCCCCACGTGAGGCCACCTTCTCACATAGTTATACCTTATTATATTCCTCGCAACCATTGGTGTAAAGTTATGCCATCTCTCTTCTTTGGTGCTCTCCACCGCAAGGTCATTATCCTCTATTATGAAGGTGAGAGGTAGACTGCGGGAGTTGCCAAACCTCACTGCCTCCATAAAATGCCCAGTGTCTTCTCCACCATCTCCCACGAAGCACCAGACATGACCTTTAGACCTCTTCTTTTTTAATCCAAGGGCTAGACCTACAGCAATAGCACACCCTCCACCCACTATCGCTGAGGTTAGGAAGTTAATTGACTTATCGTAGATGTGCATGCTCCTTCCCTCTCCTTTGCAGATGCCACTCTTCCTACCTAAGATTTCATCATGGAGCTTTTGGGCATCTCCTCCTTTTAAGAGATAGTGGTAATGGTTTCTATGAGAACTAACTACCCAATCTTTAGGTTTAATTGAACTAAAGAGTGAGATTAGCTGCTCCTCATTTCCTCCTGATAAGTGGATGGGGCAGGAAATCTTACCTTGTTTAAATAAAGTCTTAATGTTCTCCTCAAACCCTATGAGCTCTTCCTTTGTCCATCTCTTATTAGGTATACTCTTCATCTTAATATCTTTGATACCTCCATCATCGCCTCTACTTTACCGTTTATGAGCAATGGGTGATAAATACCCTGTTGACTTTTAATTACATCAAGGTATTTATTCATGCTCTTTAATATCCTTATGCTCTCCCTTATCTTACCTATTTCAAACCAGACCTTCGCTGTTATTATAAGACATAAAATGTGGAATAAAGTAACTATCAAAGTCCCCATACTCTCCTCCTTGTCTCTAATCTAATCCGATTTAGCTCTTCCAGGGAAACTCCCATCATCCCTGCTATCTTTTTAGCCTTAAGAGTTGAGCTAAAGTTAATCCTATCCCACTCATAGGCTCTAATCATAGTTATCTCCTTAGAGGTGAACTCTGAGGTCTCTATTTGACCCTCTCTCCAGCTATCTCCCTCTTTTAGGCACTTCCCTTTGACGCACATGTCCCACAGGCGAGTATGTTTAAGAGGGGTGGCTGTAAAGACCTTAGTATAATCGGCGTCTATATACTCGGCTACTTTAAGGGTCTTTCTAATCTCAGTCCAGGTCTCCCCTGGGAAACCTATGATGAAATTAGCCGCCACAAAGATACCATACTCTTTAGCATCTTGTATAACACATTTGGCGTCTTCTAAGTCTATCCTTTTACCTATGATTTCCCTTTGAACTCTCCTGCTTCCACTCTCAATGGCTACATCGATATACTTACAGCCGCTCTTAGCCATAAGTCCAATCATCTCATCATCCATTTTGATTACTGAGGTAGCTATCATAGACCAAGGCATAGTGAGACCTCTCCTAATCATCTCTTGGAAAAGACTCTTAGCCCTCTTCTCATTATATAGTAGGTTATCGTCGTCAAAAATAAGAGACTTAATCTTATAATCCTTCTTAAGCCAGCTAATCTCTTCAATAACATTTTCTACACTCCTTCCTCTCCAGCGTTTGCCCATTATCTCCTCTACTTGACAGAAACAACACCCATACGGACAGCCCCTAGACGTTATAATGCGTCCATAAGGATACGAACACGGAGCGTCTACACTTTTCCGTATGGGTGGTTTATTTATATATGATTTTAAATCAATTAAGTCGTATGCGGGTAGGGGGAGTTCATTTAACTTTTGGATTGGGAGGGCTTGGTGAATACCATGCCAACTATAGCCAAGGGTTATTTGGTTCATTAGGTATTCTCCCTCTCCCTTGACTATTATATCTATCTCTGGAGCTTTTATTAAGATGTCAGCGTTCATACTGGGAGATACTCCTCCAACTACTACTTGTATTTTTTTAGATACAGCTTTAACTGCTTTGGCGGCTCTAAGAGTGGCTCCAAGTTGAGAGTCTATCATAGTAGTTATACCTACCATGTCTGGTTTCTCTTTCTCTACACGTTTTGCAAATACTGATGTTTCTAAGTCCTCTTTATAAGCATCTATTATATTTACCATAGTCCCATTCTTTCTAACTTTGGCGGCAAGGAGGCATAGATTGTAAGGTATGTAATCCCAGAGGAAATCCTTGTTTGTCTCACTCCATCTAAAGTTGGGGACTACAAGGGTTAGGTTCACAAGTCCTCCCTATTATCCCTCATCATGTTTAATGTCTCTTTGTTAAGTATCCTAAATGAGTGTAATTGCCTTCTAAACTCAAACTCTACCATCTCCTCCTCATAGAATACATACTCTATTACGGCCTTTCTGCCTGCTATTGAGATAGGTAGACATACTCTTATATGACGAGAATGATTATGTATTGTCATTTCTTCTGGGTAATACTTAATAAAGTTAAATATCCTGCCCCTGATATAATTAGCAAGCCTTGTCCTAATCTTCTTCTGGCTCCATTTGTAATTAAGGCGTTCTTGTAACCAATTTCCTATAGCGTGTATTTCTTCTCTCCTTTTAGGAGCATTCTTAATAAACCTGTGTATAGTATTGTTAATCCTCCTATCAGGATTGTTTTGGGACACCAGCTGGGGTCTTAATCCCGTGGTGAGTGGAAGTGTCATTATAAGTAACATTAAACATACCCTATCCATATCCACAGTCAGGTTCCCCCTCACTATCCTCAACTGCCCACTCACATATGTGTGGAATTTGACTCTCACCACTCATAATACACTTTGTGAAAGGGCAAAGTTTACTGCGACTGATGCCTAATTTTAACCTCTCTAAACCCCTTCTTAGTAGTCCTGTTAATCTCATTTTTATACTCCACTCTCTTCCTGTTAAGGTTTCTAATAGCTATTGCCCTTCTCCCTATCTCAGAGAGAGTAAACTTCTTCTCGCCGCCTTTCCTAATTTCATTCTCCAGGTTCCAAATGTCTATATTTGCCATAGTAAGTCTAATAGTTGCTGTTATTAAGTGAGAATTTATTCCTGAAGCATTGAGTCCCTTGATTATACTTTGGTATTCAGGATATGCTGCTTCCTCACCAAAATATATTTTACGAATGAGAATTGAAAGCTTGTCTATTACATCACCAAGAGAGTATTGAGGTAGTTTAGACTTTTTCACAATTTTTATCCTTTCTATGAATTGTCATGTGCTCACTAAATGTGACAACTGCACTACTACCGCAGTATACGTATTTTGTTATTTGACAGTATACTCTGTTTATATGCCTTTTTTTATGGGTGTATTCAACGTATGGTCTACCATTTTTATATTTTACTTTGTTAATATTTATAGGTGTTCCATTATAACTCCATAACTTTCAATAATATACTAAAACATCTCTTGCAAACGTGCATCTTCTTAACAAATTCTATTCTATTAGGGGGAGATAATAGAATACCTCCAAACTCTTCAAGTCTTTCTTTACAAAAATAGCAGATAGGTTTTATGCCTATTCCCTCTTTTCTCCTTCTTCTCCTAGCATCGCTATACTTATGCTTCCCCATAAATCCTCCCATCATTTATCATCTTACACACTTCCATTAGGTCTTTGTCTACTTTCTCTCTCATAATTTCAATTTTTGAACTTACTACTTCCAAAGTAATGCACACACCACATAAGCAATCCCATTAACTATTAGTGTTATCCCTATCAGCATCATCGTTGGGTTTTTAACCTCTATCATTGTTTGCCCCCGCCTCCTTTTCCTTCTGCCATTAAATTATCCATTATTCTTAACATTTCCTTTTCACTTACAACATCCCCTAATTTATATGTCATATTAGTCCTCTCCTTCCCCTAAATCTTCTTTTACCCTTCATTCTCTTTTATTACATCCTCGATTTTTAAATCATCACCCCATTGGGATATATAAAATAAATCTTTACAATCTTTCACCATGCCAAAAACTATCGGGTCGGGAACATTTTGCACATGTGCAACAACAAACTCCGAAAAACAATCTAATTTTTTTGCTTTAACTACATTGTCCAGCACATATTCAGGGGGTGTTGTGTCCCATTCTCTTAATGGTGTTAACTTTACCTCCTTTTGCTTGTTAACCCTTTCGGATACTTTACCACCATAATGCAATAAACAGATAAAGCCAGCTAGGCAGACTCCAGAAATAATGGACGGCCACAATAAGACATTGTTTTCTTTGACCAAGTAAGACAAGCTAGTAATTGACACAAATAAACTTAATAAAGCACCCAAAAAAGTTAGGTTAGCTAATAGCTGTAGTCTCTTACGGTTGTTTAAACTTTTCTCAAAATCGTCCAAATTTTTAGGTGTTACATATTTATAATGTTCATATGCTACTGCTCTTCCCTTTGATACAACAACCTTAGATTTAATGCATTCTAACACTTTAACTAGCCCACACATTTCCAGCTTCGCTAAATAATCTTCAATGTGTGGATTAAGCTCAACTGCTTCTCTTTTTTTAGCTTTCTCAGCTAACTTAAGTAATGCCCATTTGTCTCCCATTTTCATCTCTCCTCCTTATCTATTAACCCCTCCTCAATATCACAGGTTCTTTAACTAAACATTCATTACAAAACTAAGCCTTAACTTTTTTATTAGGCGCAAAATCAAATACAGGCCTCCACTTACCATTACCCTTAGTAATCTCAAAGTATTTATTGCAATGATAGCAGTTGTTACTCATTGGCTTCTCCTCTATTCTAAATAAAGTTAATATGCTCAGGTGGATTAAGGTAGTTCCATATGAATGCATTTGTGAAATCATGGCGGCACGAGCCAGCACACATAGTATGCACATCAAAATCTTCCCTCATATACTTAATTATATGCCAATACCTATCACTATCAATAATCTCTTTTAGAGTATTTTTCTTAAGGTCACCATAACAATAATCACTATTATTGAATAGATAACCACAAGGGTAGCATTTAGAATTCCCACTAATTTGAAAAATAAGGGGACAATCTACACATCTATCATAAGGTCTCCTACCCTTACTCGCTATCATCCCCCATTTAGGGACAATTTTAGTCTTATCATTAGATAGCTTCTGAGCTTGTTTCAACACCTCTAACACTCTCTTATTATCATACCAGTTTAAATTAAAGTGGGACATACCCTTACACCCTGGGTCAGAGAACTGTTTAATTACGAAATAGTCAACTCCCTCTCTTACTGCCCACTTAGCCTCTGGTATTACTTGCTCAAGACAGTCAGGTATAAACACCATCTGAAGTCCAATGGTGCACTTATACCCTTTAGTTTTCTTAATATAGATTGCAGAACGGATAGCGGCCTGCACACGCTCCCACTGAGGAACACCATGAATGGTTTTATATCCTCCTGAGTCAACGGCAGATAGGTTGAAGCGAAGCCATGTGCAGGTGGAGAGAAGAATTCTTAACTTAGTCTCATCTAAAAAGATACCATTTGTTGCAAATCCTATGTCTAACCCCCACTTCTTACCCTCAATACAAGCATCATAGACGGCTGGGTTAAGTGTAGGCTCCCCATCTCCCGTGAGGGTAAGAGACTTAACTCCCAAGTATGGGGCATCTATAAAAAGTTTAATGAGTATATCTCTTGGTATAACATCCATTGACATCTTTTGATGTATACCATAACAATTGTGAACACAAAGTCCTTTTGCAATAAATGTATGACTTTCGGTTGTTAGGTCATACACTTCAGTAACTCTTCCGATTGACACAAAATTAACTCTTAATACGCCCTCAATTTTACAATCAAAAGCTTTTTCAAACTTTCTTGTTATAGCGGGAGTTGTTACTTGCATAAATCTAATACGATTTTCATAACCTTTTGTAACTCTTACCACTTTTACACTTTTACCATAATCCTCTAACGTGTTTGGAATGTGGAGCTTGTTCAATGACAATGTTATCATATGCAATACAGAAGTGTCGCTATTAGATATTCTCAAATTGTTTCCGCTTATACTTCCTTCAGCGTCAAAAATACCTCCAAGGTATCCTCTGTAGAAGCTTTGACTTTGCCCCAACAATAAGTCTTTGTAACTTATAAATTTTTTAAGAAGATGTGTGTGCTCTTTTCCTATTACATAAAGCTTATGCTTACTTCTTTTATAAGAAACAATGAAACCTATATCAATTAGGTATTGATAGGCTCTATCAAGGGCTTCTATGTCAATCATGTCCAATCTCATATGATAGGTAGAGTATCTAGGTGATATATTAAATGTGCCATCACCATCTATTATTCCTTTTACATAACCTATTTTGTAATCTCTATCTATTAACTGTATAGGTATTTGCTTTCCTATGTAATGAACATCATTATTATTCGTTAGTTTTCCAGCATCTTTCCATCCTCTATGTTTGACAAGGACTTGGTGGTCTGGAGTAATCTCTAATGTTTCTCCATTTGTAAAGTGCACTACATTGGTGATAGCCATTCTTTTGTGGATATCTGTAACAGTGGTATATTTTAATCTTCTTTGCTTATGTATATTTCCAATCTCATCAAAACCTATAACAGTGTCCCCAACCTTGACATCTTTTATTGGCTTTGTGCCCAAAGGTGTGGTTATTGGTGTATCTCCTGTTACACAATAAATACATTTAGCATTACACCTCTTAGTAGCACCAATATCTATATGGAGGGGATATATTTTCCAACTGTTTCGGTAGTGGTTATTAACCCTGTCCAGGTGCCATAAGAGTTTACACCCATCAAAAAGGTAGGGGTTATCCACTTTTCAAATCCTCCATTGCAGCCTTTACAAACTCTTCTGCTATTACATGGATTTGTTTAACTAGTGCTTCCCCCATTTGCATTACATCGGGAGCACTAACTATAGAGCCTACAACTTGGCTCATAGACTTATTATCTCCAACTGGTGCTATAGTGAAAAGGATGAAACTCCTAGCTTTTCCAAGAGCACTCACTGCTTCCTTCATATTCTTATCAAGTGCTATCTTTCTGAGCTCAGGATTATTGTTTGTTATCACTATCCTCTCATCTCTATTCTTATCCATCTTCCCCTCCTCATTTGACATACTTAATCTCCCTCGTGGGAAACCTAAGAACTAGGTCTTTATTAGCTTCCTCAATTGAGTCAAACTCTTTGCCTGCGGCATCTTGAGAGTTCTTAGCCACCCACCAAAAGGTTCTGTAAGCATCAACTATCTCCACTATCAGTTTAGTTTGGGTCATGGTTCTTCTCCTTAAGATAAATGTTTCCAAATTTATCCATCATGACTTCGTCTTCGTCTATGCTGTAGCGAGGGAAGCCATACTCACATTGCCAGACGCCTTTACTTAACCTAACTAGAGGTCTCCCACAACTACATTTGGCGTTCCCATCAAAGATTGCGAACCACTGCCCTCCACTTAGCATCTCACTTTTATAATCCCCTTCAAACGGGACTCTCTCACTCACTCTTCCCCTCTTTCCTAACCTTCTCTATAACCTTTTCAAAGTCATTACCCATACCAATATCCTGCACAACATTATCCCCCACTATTTTAAAATGCTTTCTCCTATTAAATGCATCTTTTCCTTGAAGCTCAGTCTCAACTCCCTTATTAAAGTCATTTAACTCAATAGCCTTCTTCTTACCATAGGCTGCCTTCCTAGCTCCCAACAGGATTGCATTTTTAATCTGACCTCCAGTGAGGTCATGGGTAGATAAAATCTCAAAGCAGACACATTTAGCTAACGGTGCCTCTTTAGGGATTAGGTTTCTCCAGATTTTTGCTCGGGACGCCTTGTCTGGTTTAGTGAACTCAAGCTTAAGACATATCCTTCTTTCAAGTGCGGGGTCTAACTCATGGCTTCTATTAGTGGTGAGGATACAGGTCCCCTCAAACCGCTCAATCTCGGTGAGGAGGGTATTTATCTCAGCGGCTAGGATAGCTCCCACCTTATTCCTGCTGTATACTAGACTATCGCACTCATCTAATATTACTACTGCATCTTTAGAATGGGCAGAGGAAAATGCCTTGGCTATATTCCTCTCTGCCTGTCCTGGGACTGAGCTCTGGATATTTTTGGTGCTTAACATTAAATAATCTTTACCAAGAGCCTCCGCAATAGCTTCAGCACACATAGTCTTCCCAGTTCCTGGAGGTCCCCAGAAGAGGAGGATAGCACCCTTCCCCTTCTCAATAGTAGAGGCAAACCCCCACTCCTGAAATATCTTCTCACTTATCTCAGCGTTAGATTGGGAGATTGTCTCTAAGATTAACTGCTTAACCTTCTCAGGGAGGACTAATATATTCATCATACTATTAACCTTCTTCCTCTTCTTAATCTCCTGTCTCCCTATTACCCTGAACTCGGCTTGGGTGATATAACTTCGCCCAACATCTAATATGTAATGCTTACCTTGACAATAGCCAGTAATAGTATACTCCTTACCTATGGTGTAACTATGACTACAAGTATTACTCATAACCACCACCTTAGTTCCAAGAGGCAGTAACTTAACTGGCAGCTCTGGTCTTCTCAGCCAATCCTCTGAAGTCATCTTTCCCTCCTTTCATTTTTTCCTCCTTTTTTTAAGTTAAAGCCATAATTTCAATTTTTGAAAATATAACTGAAGAGTGAGTTCCACCTACCCCACTTCCTCACCATCTTGATATGCCCATTTCTTGCTTCAGCTAACCCACTATAACTAACTTGGTCAACATATTCATGCCCTCTCCCAAACACCATAGTCTCAAAGATAAGTGGAGGTCCCGAAGGGGAGAAGTTATGGTTTAACTCTAACCCTAACCAGACAGTGGATACCCATCCTCCCCACCAAAGTTTAGTCTGCTCAATAATCTTATACTCACTATTATCCTCCAAGAGCTTAGCCCACTCCGTCATAGTAAGAGGTCTAAGATACTTATCATAATAACGAGGTCCTAAATTTAAAAAGTTATCCATTATACCTTCCTATATAACTGCTTTCCTTTAAGAGTGAGGAAGACCATTTCCCTAATATCATCTACCAACTCTTTCATTTGTGTAGCACTGTTAACATTACACCCATCGTAATCATAACAGATGCTGTGAATATTCCTAAGCTGGTCTCTATAATACTCTTTAGAGAAGGGCTTGTAAATATTACAAGGCTTCCCAAACATCTTCTCATCTTTCTTTTTAGTTAAATACCACTTTTTCTTATGCTGTAATATTCTGTTTGTGTTAGCATTATAGTAAAGCCTAACCTTATTTAAAACTTTCTTTTTGTTCCTCTTATAATATTTTCTATCAATTTCTTTTCTGTTCTTAGCCATTATATACTTTCATCTACTTGAGTGGGTGACTGGCTACCCTTCCCAGTTCTTATCGTGCTTTTTGTCAGATACGAAAGGAGTTTACCTTTAAACAACTGACTTGGCGTGCAGAACCCACTCATTATTTACTTATGGTTATGGTAGCTTCCAAAAATTGCGGCAATTATAATAATAGTCCAAGCTGGATGTAACCACACAAACTCAAATAATCTCTCTATCACCTTATTTGTCCAATGCCAATTCACTTAACAAACCTCCAATTAATCCACCATTCCCAATCTTTTCATCAATGCCTCTCTCTTCTCTGGAGGCAAATTCTTAAACGCTTTAGTAATAGGGTCATCCTTAGCCCTCACTCCCCTAACCTTAGTCTTAACTTTAGGCAGATGTGTCCTCCCCTTCCTCAACTTCCCAATACTCTCCCTCAACTCATCCTCACTCATACTTGCAACAGTAGACTGATAGCTTGGTGCACTCTCCTGTATAACCTTCCACTCCTTATCCTCTCCCAAGTCAATCAGAGTAGAACCCCCTTTATAAGTCTCAGGCTTCATATAAGTAATTCCCATCTCACTCTCCACTACCCAGTTAACAAGAGCCTCAAACACTTCTCCCTCAACTGTCTTACTTATAATATCACCCTTCTTCATCAAACCAACCCTTCACCAAATCATAAAACTTTTTATCAAAACTCAACACCATTGCTATCTCTTCTACACTCTCGGGCTCAACCTTATCCCCTATAAGTTTGACCAGCATCCCTCTATACCCACTATCACTCTCATAAACCTTCACCCTCTTATCCTTCAAAGTTACTCTATACATTACTTTCCGCATGCTTCACCTCCCTCTTAACCACCTCTCCACAATCTATACACTTAACCAGATGGTGAAGAACCCCTTCTAAAAACTCCATCTCAATTTGGAGCTGGGGATGTTTACAATTCCTCTCCTGTAGGTAGACCACATCACAATTATCTCTCTCACTCACCCTAACCACTCTTACCCTATCTAACACCTGACTCTTAAATATATCTCTCGCATAGTTAATTGCGTTCATCTCTCTCCAAAGCTCTCCCACCACCTCATCGTGGTCTGAGTGTGCTTTTCTTCTTAATACTACGAATGCTGGCATGTTTACCTCCTTATCTTCTGTATTGCCCAAACTTGTCCTACTCTGTCTAACTTCTTTGTTCTAATCTTGAAATCCGCTTTAACGGCTCTGAAGTTTTGCAAAGCTACTGTTCCAAAAAGTCGGTTTGGCTCTTCTAAAGTTATCTTAATAGCTTCGCCTACCTTCAAACCTCTAATAACCTCCCATTGAGCGTAGTATTTCCATTTTGCTCTGCCTCCCCAAAGAACATCATCAGCTTTGATTTTCTCCATCTTAATGGTCATCTCTTCTTCCTTTATGTTTAGTTCTACCCTTAGGTATCTTTACCTTCTTAAACACGGCATCTAATAACTTAACATCAGGCACTTCCAATCCCATATACTCAATATAGTATGATAGCTTCTTAATAACCTTCTTATAATAAAATGCCTGATTTCTCCACTTTAGAGATGTCTTAGAATGCCGAACCATCTTCCTGTGTCGTAGACTTTGGAGCTCATTTAGTATCAAAGGTAGGTTTACCCCTATACATTCATTTAGATTGGGATAACTACAATCATAACTATCCTCAATTATACACATATAATTATTGTTATATTTGCATCTCATCTGAAATCCCTTAATTCGGCTGGTGTCATATCCTTTATCCAACCCATCACCTTTGGCATACACTCTCTACACCTTGCTTTGAATACCCCTTTCTTAACCTCAATATAGTAGTAATCATTTACTCTCACCTTATGCCCACAATAAACTCTACCTCTACCCCCTTTAACCCTGATTACCATTATCCTCTTCCTCTTCTCCTATTACCTCTTTCACCTTATGCACCTTAACCTGCACAAGTCCCTCTTCATCGGTCTCTACCCTCAATATTACCTCAAATAAACCTTTCATCTCCCTATCCTCCTTATATACCACTCATCCATTATGTCAGATAAAGTAACATTATGAGTTTCCATTAAATCTACTATCTGTGTAACATTATCTATCTTTCTAGGTTCCCTTATAAACTTATCCTTAATATCTGTCTTAGCCATTATAACCTCCTTTGTAAGTTCAATAATTGAACTTACTCCCTAATTATTATTCAACTTAGCAAGCGTAGTATCTACAAAATTTAAGTGTCCCTTACTTATCAACATACATATCACCCCACTCGCATATGATAACACATTCAGTGGGTTATCCCCTTTATCACTCGCAAGGGCAATCAACGCCTCCATAACCCCTTTCTTCGCCATCAACTTCATAACCTTATTAGCAAGCTTCTTTTGGTCTTTCGTGAGACCACTCCTATTTCCCTCATCCCCAAACTTCAAAGGCTCCATCTCAACTCCTCCTGGTCTTCACCCAATGGTCTTATCTCCACCCTCTGAGCGCCATTTACTTCCATACTCATCCCCAAACTATCCAATGGTTCCACATAGCTCTCCGCAAACAACCATCTCATTATATCATCAGGCACCTTCTACCCCCTCTCTACCAAATACATCAATCATTACCCTATTTGTCCACTTCAACTTCCCATTCGGTTTAATCTTATCAACAGGTGGTTTATTTTGATATGCTAAATATTTATCCAACTTATCCATTTTATCTCACCCCTTCTCCTTTACTTATTTTTGTTACAATGTGTGTTTTGAATATTATGTTCGTAAGTTCAAACTTTTAAAAAGTAGTATTTTTAGTTTAGGTCTTGAAAAAGCAATTACCTATGGTTCAAGTATATATAAGAAGTATATCACGAGGTAAGGGCTTTGTCAAGTTATTTTTTTTGTTGTAACCTATTGGGATTATTAGGGTTGTGAGAAGTCAAAAAAAATAAATTTTGAGGGTATTTCAAAAATTGAGAGGGCGACCTCAAAGGGTGAAATTGCGTTTTTGGGGTTTGGTGAGCCAGTAGAGGCAAAGTAATAGCGAGGGTATAGGGGAGTATAGGGTTGGAAAAGATGAGGGCTTATATTGGAGATTTGAGTAGAGGCGGGGTTGAGGGTGTAAGTTCAATAAAGAGATTTTAAATTACCTTAAAACACGGAGTTCATTGGAGTTATGTAAATCCGTGTAACTCTGTGTAACTTTGAAATTACGCTAAGCTGTTGGGATTATTGGGGTTATAGAAAAAGAACCAAAGTTACACAGTTACACAGGGGGTTGCTGGGTGCTTTTAAATGTTTTTAAGAAGTATGTTTATATATATATTTTATATATATTATAAATATATTTATAAAGTAAAATAGGATACCCGTGTAACTGTGTAACTTTCGCCAGATTTCTATAAGTCCTTCTAATTATTGGGGTTCGGAGAAAATGAGGGTTACACAGAGTTACACAAAACGCTGTAAGTCTAATAAACTCCGTGTTTTAAAGAGATTTAAAAAGTCCTGTAATTTCAATAAATCACTTATGATGTCAATACAATACTAACCTGTCAATACAATGTTAGTTTATGGGAGTAATTTTTAAAAATGGTGGGATAAAATTAATATATCGGCGTGTTATCTATGTGATGTTTTATAAAAATGTTAGAGTTAATGTTAGAGTTAGAGTGTTATACCTAACTCTGCGAGTTTATCTGCTGATAAACCTTGCAAAACTTTTATTGCTTGTTGATTTTTGCGTCGTGTTGCTTTCAAACGTTCTTTGACTTCTGGTGAAAGTTCACGAGATACGATGTGTCCATTGTCAGTTTTTAACTTTAACCTTGCTGTATTACATTGATTGATTTTATGCTTATCATTGATGAGTTTCAAAACTTCTTTCTCTGATAAGTTATCCGTTGCGTCGGCAACGCTATCAAATAATGTAATCTCACAAGTTCCCGTAATTTCTGTTCCTGCGTCGTCAAAGTCATCAGGGACATTGTATTTTATACCTACTTCAAGTTTACGCATAGACCTCCGAGCATAGCATAAACACGCCGACATATTTAGTTTTTAAAGAGCAATATGATTATACTAATGGTTGTATTATAAGTATAGCATATATAACTATAATGTCAAGGGAAATCTACATAAATCGTATCAGGGCTAATGTTGTAAGTGATTGCCTCCATTAGAGTTAGAGAAACGCCCCGAGCCGTCGGCTCTGCGTGTATGTATAATATAGGTAATGCCCCTATATGTATGCTATGTAATCAAGGTATGTTATGTTATTTAATATAACCTACCCACCACACCCCCCAGAGTGTTTAGTTTTATTAGTTTACCCCCAAATTTACGCTACCAAAATTTGAGGCTCAAAAGTTATAAGTTCAATGATTTCAAAGGGTTAGAGCAAATAAAAAAATCCGTAATTTCAACACTTTTCCCTTGACAAAACCTACCTTGTGTGATATACTATACAATGGAAATATAGTATGTTTGGGGTATAGATTTTAAAAGTTGAACAAAGCCGATTTGGATTTTTTGAAATTACACGCCTCGTCTTGACGAAGACTGGGGTGATAGTTACTAAGCTTAGCGACACATTACATTGACTTAAATGTTGATGCCTTTGTGTCGCTTTTTTGTTTAGTAGAGGGAGGTGGAAATGGGACAGGTAAAACCACATAATATGAAGGCTATATCTACTCTTGCAAATGAACCTGTTAATATGAGTTCTAGAATTCAACTGATGATTGCTATGGATATTGCGGGTTCGAGTGGTAAGGATATGGAGAGTGCGCTGGGTATGTCAGGGACTAGGATATCTGCTATTAGGAATAGTCCTCTTTTTATGTCAAGAAGGAAGAGGAAGTGGAGAGAGCTTCAGGATAGGGTAATTGATAATAAGGTTGATGGGATAGTTAGTGGAGACCCTGTAGAGAGTAAAATTAAGGCACTTGCTATTAAGGCTATAGAGGCTCAAGAGAAGATGTTGGATGGTGCTGGGAGTGAGTTTGTAAGGAACTCTATTTCTAACTCCATACTTGATAGGGCGGGGTATAAAGCTCATACTGAGAAGACTAAGATTACGGTGGAAGTTACGGATAAGATGGCTGATAGGTTTGAGCGAGTTATGAAAATGGCGCAAAGTGGTGATAGTAGCAGTAAGGTATCTATTACAACAGAACGAGAAGAATAATGATAGATGACATAGATGCTATGCGTCTTGTTAATAGAGGTGAAAGTAATGGACTTAGTAAGGATGTCAGAAAAACAGAGGTTAGTTTTAAGGAAACAATGTCTTCGTAGTCTTTACGCATTTTGTGTTGGTGTGATGGGCTACGACGATATTACGGAAGACCTCCATGGAGAGTATTGTAGGTTTTTAGAGGGGGATAGTAGAAGGAAACAAGCTACTATGCCCCGTTCTTTTGTTAAGACTTGGATTGGGTCGATAGCTTACCCGATTTGGGCGACCTTGATTAGACGAGCGGCTGATGAGTTCCCAGAAGGGACTGACCCAACTGATAAGTTTTGGAAATTGGGACCTGATATGAGGATACTTGTTGCAAGTTATGTAATTAGTAATGCTGAGAAGATGATTTCCCTTATTAGGAAGACTTATGAGAGTAATCCTGTGATGCAGATGCTGTTTCCAGAAGTAATACCGAGGAATTTTAATAAGATTAGGTGGAGTAATCAGAGTGCTTGTATAAATAGAGCTAATAATTATACTGAAAGTACTTTTGAGGCAGCTGGAGTAGGTGGTGCCTCTATCTCTCGGCATTATGATTTGGTAGTAGAGGATGACCTTGTATATGCCAAGAAAGATGACCTCACTGGGAAGGAGTTACATCCAAGTCAGGAAGATATAGATAAGGCTATTGGGTGGCATAAGCTCACTCACTCACTATTGGTTCCTGGTAGACATACTAGGATTTATAATATTGGGACTAGATGGGCTAAGAGAGACCTTATTAAGTATATCTGGGATAATGAGCCAAGTTATGAGAGGTTTATGAGGGCTGCTGTTAAGCTTGAGCAACTAAACGCTGGTTTAAATTGGGAGGAGTGTGACCCAGAGTGGCCTGAGTGTTATGACAAGAAACAGTTAAGAGGGATAAGAGATGCCCAAGGCACCTACATATTCTCCACGCAATACCTCCTCTTTCCACGCTCGCCTGAAGAGATGTTATTCAAAAAGCCATGGCTTCAGCTTTACACTAGTCCAGGAGAGGTTCCTGAGACCATTAGGAAGTTTACCACTGTAGACCTTGCTGAATGGGGAAGCTCTAAACGCAAGAGGGGGGACTGTAATGCAGTTGTCCTTACTTGTGGTTGGGACCACCTTAATCACGTATGGTTAGTCCACTATGATACTGGTAGGTTTGACCCGAGTGAGGTAATTAAACTAATGGGGAAGCATTGGAACTTATTTCACCCTGAGAGTATCAGTGTGGAGAGTGTATATTATCAGAAGTCACTTGCCCACTTTGCCCGCATTTACATGGAAGATGGTAAGGTGCCTTGGATGCGTATTCATAATATTAAACCTGAGGGGAATGAGAGTAAGGAACTTAGGATTAGAGCTATTGAGCCAATTGCTTCAAACCTTGCTGTTCATTGTAAAGATAGTCATAAAGAGTTTATAGATGAGTTTTGTGATTATGTCCCTAATGACCATACTTGTAAGAAGGATATATTGGATGCCCTTGCTTATCAAATTCAGGTGGCTAGACCTGGTGTCGCTAAAAGGGATGTTAGTGTGAGGAATAGGAATGATTTCCTCCCTTTAGGGAATATTGATGACTTTTTAAAGGAGGCCTGGGGAAAGGGGAGAGGGAAAGGTATCTTTGGAGACCAACTTCCTAAAACTGACCCCTTTACTGAGCAAGAGGTTGAGGTTATACTGGAAGACCCGTTGGTTGGTTTATAAGTTCAAAAATTGAAATTATGCCCTTCACTTCACACGCTCAAGAGTCTTGGATGAGACATAATAAACCCAGCATGTGGAGAAAATGGATAAGGAAGTATGGGCACTATAGAGGTAAAAACAAGTATTCTAAAGCTTTAGCTGGAGGGTAAAATGTGGGATGGTAAAAGGAGAAGAGGACATCCAAGAACAGAGGCTCAAAGAAGAGCAAGACATAGAAGACTCTATGGGAAGAAGAGTAAACTCCCTAAAAGGGGAACTGGACTTAAGAAGAGAGGGAATAAGTATACAGAGGCCCTAAGCAAATGAATAAGAAGAGCTACCTGGATAAAAAGTGGAAGAGTTTAGAGAAGAGAGGTATTAAACGCCCAAAGAGTGAGAAAGAGAACAAAGAGAGGTTAAAAGCAGCCCATGGTTATTGATGGACTTGAGGGTAAAAAACCTAAACGCTTAGACTATTGGAAGACTCAAATTAGGATGGGAGTAAGGTATCGCACCCAATATGGGAGGTCTAATGAGTGGAGGCGCTACAAGACCATGCTTAGAGGCTTCTGGGGAGAGAGTATAGTCCCAGTAAATATAATACACGCCGTGGCTCGCTCAATCATTCCCCAAGTCTACTTTCGAAACCCCCGAGTAGCTGTTCTTCCGATGAAGCCAGGATACACGATGCATGCCAGAGTTTTAGAGAGAGTAGATAACTACCTTTTAAGGGAACTTGGTATCAAAAAACAACTCAAATCCATGATACTTGACTGTTACACTTGTGGTAGAGGTCCAGGCATCTTCGGTTATGATACGGAATTTGGCTTCAACCCCTCCTTCTCATCAGAAGAGTTTGAAGATAGTTCCCTCACTACCTTTAATAAAAAAGGTGAAAGAATAGAGTATAATATAGACGTAAAACCTGGTATGCCCTGGTTCCTTCGATGTAATCCAGCAGACTTTATAGTCCCCTGGGGAACCCACGAGTGGGGGGAGAACCAATGGTATGGATTTAGGAAGATGAGACCTTTAAAAGACATAAAAGAGGACCCTAAATATAAGAATAAAGCTAAACTTAAAGCCCCCTACAAAACCAGACTAGGGGGAAGCCCAGAAGGGATACCTGGTGGTATTAACCAGACCCTTGAAGAAGATTGGCAGAGTGAATGGGTAGAGCTTTGGGAAATACATGACCTAAGAAGCGGAAGGTTGATGGTAATATCTCTTGACCACAATAAGTTTCTTAGAGATGATTATGATTATCTTCAAATTGAGGGATTAAATGCTAGAGTTCTTGGCTTCAACGAAGACCCAGACTACTTCTGGTGGGCTCCAGACGCTCGTATGATAGAAAAGCAGCAATTAGAGCTAAATGATGTAAGAACTATGGCTAAGATGCACCGAAGAGTAGCACTTCTCAAGATATTATATGATAAAGGCCTCCTTAAAAAGGATGAGTTAACTAAACTACTCGATGCTGACCCCAAAGCAGCCGTTGGAGTAGAGGTAGGCCCTCAAGGAGACATTAGAAAGGTAGTGAGCCTCCTCCAATCCCATGTCCCACCCGATTTCAACATAGCCGCTCGAGAGATTAGAGAAGATGTAAGAGAAATTGTAGGCTTCTCCCGAAATCAAATGGGTTCCTTCGAGGCTCCCAGTGGTAGAAGGACAGCCCACGAGGCGGAAATTGTAAGAGCAGCCAGTATGATTAGAATAGATGAAAGAAGAGATGGTGTGGCTGACCTCCTATCCTCAATTCTTAGAGGTATGAACCAGATAATCTTTGACAATTGGACAGCAGAGCGTCTAATAGATATAGTAGGCAACGATGGAGCAAAATACTGGATACGCTTTACAGGTCGTGAAATTAAAGGTGAGTTTAACTATAAGATAAACCCAGAAGAGGCAATTCCAACAGACCAAAGAGTTCGTCAAGCCCAAGCTGAGAAGTTTATAGAGCTCTCGTTAAAGATACCAGGCCTCGATACCAAATATCTACTTGAAAGTTACGCTTCCCAATTTGATTGGATAGACCCAAAGCTCCTATTCCCAGGAGAAGGTCCTGGTAGAAGCCCAGAGAAAGCTATGATGTTCAACGACTTCATGAGAATGGGTGGGGGTAGGGGTAGCTTCCCAGGATTAGGAGGATAGTTGAAGGTATTGACTATATGTCCTAAGTGTAACAAGTGCTTCAAAGGAGAGCGTTGTTCCAATTGTGAAAAGGAGTTAAAAGATGCCGAGAGGAAAAACAGACCTAACTAGTAATGAGTATGACTCTTACCTTGCAAGTAAGGGTAAACATAGAGAGTTAGCCAAGCGAAACGCTGAGAGGAAGAGTAAGGGCTATAAAGGTTGGCACTTTGGACTTGGAGACAAACCAGTGTTTACAAGAAATAAAGAAGAGTTTAAACGGGAACTTAACCGACGAGGACTGGTTATGAAAGATGATGTAGCTAGGGACCTCAGATAGGAGGAACTATGGACCCCGAAAAGAGATTAACTTCTAAAGCATTAGCATCAGCTCTTAGTGGCACTCCCCAGGAAAGGATGGAAGAGGAGAAGACAATCTTCCTAAAATACACTCCAGGGAAAAGACCAGAAGTAACCTTTACTGGTTTCTGGTCAGGGAAATTTATAAAAGCTGCAATGGATAGTATAAGTAGAAGTTATAGATTAAGAAGGCGAGACATAACACGACCTGTAAGGGCTAACCCTGAGGTCGAACCCAAACCCGATGAGGGAAAGAAGGAGGTAGCAAATGTTTAGGCATATGAATTACATCTACCCAAACCTACTTCAGTTAAGTGGGAGAAGATGGTTTGCTGATGGAGATGGAGGCGATGGAGACAAAGGCGACAAAGGCGACAAAAGTGGCGGAGATAGTGTATCCAAAGCTGACCACGACGCAATAGTAGCGGAACTTGAAAAAAGCAAAGGGGAATTGGAAGATTTAAGGTTAGAGGTTCTCTCTCCTGAATACCTTGACTGGTTAAATAGTAGTAAAGATGACAAGGGTGATAAAGGGGACAAGAAAGAGGACAAAGGGGAAAAGAAGGATGAACTCTCGGACGAAGCTCTGGAGAAGTTAACTCCAAAGCAAATCTTAGACCTCGCAACTAAAAGAGCTGAGGATAAGTTTAGAGGAGAGATGGACGACCTTAAGAAGTCGAGTAAAGCAGACCGAGATGCGGACACCAAGAGAGAAATAGATGCCTTCTCCCGTCAACACGAGGATTTCAAAACCTACCGACCCATAATGTATGGTCTATCCCTTGACCCTAAGAATGCAAACCTAACCCTTGGTGAGCTTTATGCTAAAGCTAAAGACCACGTAAAGGGCATCCACACCGAGACTTCAGAAGCTGATAAGAAGAAGCAACAGAAGTCTAAGAGTGAAAAACCTGGAGGAGCTTCTGAAAGTTACGATGAACTTAAAAAGCTCAGTCCAGATGAAGCCGCTAAGAAGTCATTAGAAGAAGTAAAAGGTAAGCTTGGAGAAATCCCCGCTGCATAACATAGAAGAGGGGAGTTACAATGGCAACATTAACTGAATATCTAAACACGTTGTATACTACCACCTGGGCTAAAAGGAGACCTGGTATTGTAGACCAAGTTTTCGAGGAGAACAGGTTAGTTGCATTGTGGAAGTCCAAGGGGATGTTCAAATCAGAGGATACCTCTGGTAGAAGACTTGAAATACCTCTTAGGATTAAAAAGACCACTACCGCTAAGTTCTTTGCAAAGGGTGGAACTTTCACAATCAGTGACTTCGACCCACTAACTGTTGCTTATGACACTTGGAGGAACTTGGGTGACCAGATAGTAAGGTATTGGGTAGATGACAAAGTAAATGGTGGAAGTGAAGCAGCTCACATTAAGCTGATGAATGCAAAGATTAACACTGTAAGAGACACCCTACAAGAGGAGCTTGAAACTGCGATTTGGGCGGATACTGGTGGTAGCTCAGTAGATGATTACAATGGGATGCAATATCTCATTGATGATGTTCCATCTACTAGTGCAACAATCCACGGTATCAACCAGTCCACAGCCGTTGATGAGGCTGGCAACTACTACTGGAGAAACCAGACGAAAACAGCAACTGGTGCATTCTCGGTCTATGGTGAGTCTGACATGACCAACTTAATGAACACCTGCCAAAGGTGGGGTAAGATAGATTGCTTAGTTAGCGACCAGACAACCTATGAACTTGGTGAGTCTGAGGCACTTGAGAGAGTAAGTGTAGTAAATAAAGAAGCAGTAAGTTTGGGACTAGACCATATTACATTTAAGGGTCGTCCTTGGATATGGTCTCCAAAGTGCACCACTGGTTACACTTACATGTTAGATAGAAGACACATTGGGTTTAGTTATGACCCAGCGGTCAACTTCGTCATGGGTCCTTGGAAGGAAATACCAAACCAGTTCAAAGATGTAGTTTGTCAGGTAGTTCAGAGAGGTCAAACCTGGGTAGACAAAAGAAGGTGCCACGGGGTTATAATCTCACAAGCTGCATAGAACTAAACTTCGGGGTGGGAGCCAACTCACCCTTAGAGGTAGCCCATAAACCTAAGAAGGAGGAATAGATGGGAACAGATAAGATTACGATTAGAAATCAGGGTGAAACTGAGGACTCTGGTTTAGTAAACTGGAGGGGTGACCAGGTAACATTACCTCAAGGGGGTCAGGGAGTATACCAAGCTTCCCAAATTCAAATGGCTCGGTTAGGTTCAAGGAAGGTAGTTGGGGATAGGGTCTTTAGGTATGCTAGGGCAGGTGCAGGGGGAACAATAGCCGCTGGTAATCTAATGCAATCCCCTGATGTAAATGCTGGCGAGGTAAGCGTAGTCCAGACTACCGCTGGTCAACACAACATAGGGGATAGAACTCTTAACCTTTACTCCTCTGGGAGTGTAGGTTCTGGTGAGTATAACGAAGGCTATGTCTTTGTAGCTGAGGGCACAAGCCCTGGCCCAATGTATCGAATTAAGAACCACGGTGACATTGCAGCAACAGCAACAGGGACGCTGGAACTCTACGATGTCCTCGTAACCACCCACACAGCCGCTGACCAAGTTACTGTTCTTAGGAACATGTATAATAAAGTGGTTGAAGCAGGAGCTACTGGTGATGTTCCTGTAGGTGTAGCCCCAATTACAGTAACCACTAACGACTATTTTTGGCTTCAGACCTGGGGTCCATGTGCTTTGATGAACTCCACTGGAACTGGTATTATAGCTAAAGGTGGTATGGCATTTGTTGGTGGGACTGGTGCTGCTCAGGCAGCTACAGCCGCAGGAACAAGCTGTAGTATTGGTTACGCTATGGCTCTTGGGACTGATAGTGAGTATAGTCCAATTTTCTTGCAGATAGCACCTTAACATAAAGGTAAACTACGGAAAGGGGGGAGATTAACCCTCTCTCCTTTCTGAACTTAAAGAAAGGAAGGGTTAAAATCATGGCGAAGAAGAAAGTAAAAGAGGAGAAAATAGTTCCAAAGATACTGATAGGGGTTCCCATCCTAAGTTGGTCTCACGAGTTCGCTGAGAGCTTCCTTAGGTTTTGGACAGAGCTTATGACTTATAGGCATAAGGGAACTAAGTTTCATGTTGCGTATAAGTTTATGCACAGAATGCCCGTTCACATGGCTGAAGAGAGGCTCGTGGACCTAGCAATCGAAAGTGGTTGCACTCATCTTTTACTAATGGATGATGATGTTTACGACGTAACAGCAGATATGTTTCTTAAACTGTTGAGTGACGATAAGGATATAGTTGGGGGTGTAATGCACGCTTCAGGCTTTCCTTATGCGATGTGTGCTTTTAGAAGATATGATACCAAGCAGAAGGTGGCTAATATGCCAATTCTTAAAGGTCCAGCTCGTCTTTATGAGGTGCCTCCAGACCAAAGGAAGGGTCTTCAAAAGGTAGACCTTATGGCTTACTGTTTTACCCTATTTAAAGTTGATGTCTTCAAGAAGCTTAAAAAACCTTGGTTTAAATGTAATACCCAGGCACCCACCGACAGTTGGTTTAGTGATAGTGTGTTGGATGCAGGCCTCGAATACTATGTTGACTTCAGCATTTGGGTCAATCATAGGGGAGTAACTATACAGAACGTAGCACTCTGGCGTCAAATGGGGAGTCTTAAAATTCAAAATGATGCAGCTAGGATGATAGTGCTATCCCCAGAAGAGATGAGAAGACATGAGGCTTACATGACACTTAGACTTGAGACCGCTGAGAAAGCGTTAAAGTCTGAGGCTAAGGAGAAACTAACTTTCTTTCAAAAGAAGAGGGGGAAGAACCCAATAGGAACTGTTGTTGTAAAGGATGGGAAGGATGAGAAGGGAACTTTAGGTAAACGGGAAGTCAACAAACGACACTAAAGAGGGGGAAGTCATGGCTTATACAGTAACAGTAACAAGTCCAATGAAGCACGCAGAGAGGATTAGTAGGAGCTTGGGTGTATATGCTGGAAAGTGTGACATTTCAGCTTACGCCACTGCAGACCTTGCAGAGATAACAGCAATTACTAAGTATTTTGTAGACGTAGCACACACGGGTGCAGTTAATGCTAAGGTAGCTAAGGGTGTTCTTTCCTGTGTAGCAAATGGTCCAAGTGATAATGGACACATTTTTGAATGGAATGCAACTGGTGGTTACTTTGAGTGCTTCAAACCTAGTGGTGTTCCTGTGGCATCTGGTGGAATAACAATAAATGCAGGAACTACTGGAACATCAGTGTTCTTTGACCCTGCTAATAGTAAATTTTATTCTACTACTGGAGGAACTGTAACTGAGTTCGTTGGAACAACCTGTGCCGCAGTAGTTGCTACCCAGATGGCTGGGGATGCTGGGGAGATAACCTTTACAGCGATAGGGTTTATAAGGTAATGGATGAAATACTTGACTTAATCTATGAAGCAGAGAGTTCAAGTGGAAGGGATAAGAAAGCTTATGTTCCTCATCCCGAGTCTGGTGCTCTTGGAGGCTATCAAATAAAACGCTCAGCCTTTAGGAGCATTCAGAAAATGTTTCCAGACAAGTGGAAGGATAAGACCTTTAAAAGTGTAGCGTTGGATGATAAGCAAGCAAGGGAAGCTGCACGAGACATATTTAGATTTAACACAGTGTCTTTCCCTAATGATTATAAGGTAGTATTCACGTCCAAAGAAGATGTTATGGATGCTCTTGTAATGGCATATAAAGAGGGAGTAGGTGGAGTTTTAAGCACAGACCCAGAGGTGGTAAAAAGAAGGAAGGACTACTTGAATAAAATCAAAAGTATAAGGTCAAGGTATACAGAACAAATAATGAGGTAAATTATGGGATTAGGAACTCTGACGAGGGATGAATTTGTAACAGAAATCTGCGACATCTGTGGAAAGTCTGAGACGGCCAGTGCTATCTCTGGAGCCGTTCTTCAAACCAGGGTAAGAACTTACCTCAACTGGGCTCAGAAAAGGGTAGCTCGTTTCTATAACTTTCATGAGCTTAATACTCTCCTTGAAACCGCTGCTACAGTTGCGGATGTTAAGACCTACCCAATGATTACTGGGACTAACAATTTAGGATTAACTAATCCAAAGGATATATCATCTATTAGACTAATAGATAGTGAGAATTCGAGGAAGTTGACCCGCTGGAGCTATCGAAAGTTTGACAAGTACTTTCCCTACCCCACCAACTACTCCACTGGGAGGCCTCAAATATACGCACGTTGGGGGAGTAATCTTGAGTTCTTTAGAATACCTAACGCTGCATACACTCTCTACATTAGATACCCTCAATGGGCTACAGACTTTTCAACTGGAGACCAGACATCAGATTATGAGAACAAAGACCAACTTATAATGACTGCTGGGATACTGGAGACCTACTTAGCTCTGGAGGAGTATAAGGATGCAGAGGTATACTACGCTCGTTTTCTTGGGCAGTTGAGAGATGCAGCTAGGGCAGAGGGGGATACAGATTGGGAGCCAGAGGCAGAACCCTTTGGAACTCTTATGTATAGAAGTGGGGAGCCTTGGAAAGACCCATTTGGGACTGTTGATGACCCACTATACGGCTATTCAGAATAGAAGGAGGTAATGTAATGGCAAGAAGAAGAGCTAGTTTACACACGAACATAAGCACAGACACTACAATAGCAACTGCGCCTTCAGTTTACTATGGCTGTTTAGCTCAGTGCCTAACCACGGGGCCATCTCAGGTTTTCGTGTATGATGCTACTGCTACAGCTACTGGCACAGTTATTGGTGGAGCTTATGCCACTGGTAGTGTGGCTGGACAGTTGTCTATTAACATGGCACCGCCAGGTGGTGTAGTATGTGACTTAGGTATCCATGCTAATGTTACCTGCACAACTGCGGTTGATAATATTACAATATTTTGGGGACCTATTCAGTAGAAGATTGTAAGTTCAATATTTGAAATTATAGGAGGCGACGATGGCAATAGGTAAGAGAGTAAAGGTAGGAGGTAGTTATTACAAAGGACACAAACTAACAGTTAGCTCAACTGTCGGAGACTATGTCCTTGCAATCATACCCTCCACTACAGGTTGCGCAGTAAACGGCCTGAGTATTACCCCAGCGTCCTATGGCTC